ACTTAGCGATTGACAATGCAGCAAACCAGCGTGGCTCCGATATGTCCCTGCGGTCCATGTAACTGGCGTTAAGCTGTTTGCAGCCTTTGTCACCACGGCTCATAATCTTGGTGAAGCTGGACTCCATGTTGGCACGGATAGCCTTAGCTAACGGACTAGGTGCGAACACCGGCATATCACCCAGCGGTGACGCCTTCGTCTCCTTTACACCCAACAGGTCACGGAGAGCCTGTATGGGCGTCGGCTTGCCGACATGCATAACCTCAACGCGCAGCGGGTCTGTGCCCTTAAAGTTGAATGTGCCCGGAATACGCAGGATGCGCGCTGCTTCGAAGCAGTTGTTATCGACACGTAGCCCTTTAATAGCGCAGACTTCTTTTAGCCGTAGACACACCGGCTCCCACTCTTCGCGTGTAACTTCTTCCGTCAGCGTCCAGTATACGTGCAGACCGCGCCCAGAGTTAACTAGGGTGGGCTTAGGCATACCGACTGTCTTACAGAAGCTACGAAGGGCATCTACGCCCTCCTGCTGCGTATCGTAGTCCTTCTCCGGTCCGCAATCTATGTCGAGCCAGAGCGACTTCAACGCTTTCACGTTTTGCTTGGTGCGCGACTTACCGTCTATATATTTAGCTACACCAAAAAATACATTCTTCCCTTGGTTGAGGAACGTCTTGGCCCATGCATCGGCCTCTTCGCGGGTCTCTACTAGCTCCTGTTGTTTGCTGTCGGGGCTTAGCCCGACGATAGCGTACCAACCCTCTTCGGGCTGCACCGCTGATAAAAGGTCAAAATCCTCCGCCACGCAGACACCACTCCATAGGGCAACTTATCCGCCCATTTCTTAAAAATGCTCCCTACTCCGTTACGAAGTAGAACTCTCCAAACTCGCCATGTATGAGGCTATAAGCGCCGTGGCAGTGCCCTGCGGGACCGAAGTCCCGCAGAACCAGTTATATACTGTCTGCCTCGTTACGCCTGTGCACTTAGCGACCACGGATACCGGAATGTCCTGCGCAATGCAGAGCCTACCTAGACGAACACCCAACTTGTGTTTGCTCGCCTTGGCGTTGGCTTCTTTAATACGTAGGCTATACCCGTCACTCATCAGTCGTCTTCTTCTTCGTCATCAGCCCAGTCGCTAACTACAGCAGCGAGACTGCCAGTAGGCACTTCGGCAGCGGCAGGTTTCTTAGCAGCGCGCTTCACTGGCTCGGGCAGCGCCTCTTCTTCGTCGTCTTCTTCGTCATCAGCGTCCAAGAACGATGGCTTCTTCGCCTTCACCTCTGGCTGCGCTGCAAGCTTAGCAGGTTCCTCTGCCGGAGCGGCCTTCGTCATGTCGAAGCTAATCAAGCGTGTGGTGGCAGGGTTGCCCTGTGCCTCGTTGACGCGCTCCAGCTCTTCTAAGTCGATAAACCGGTCAGCAGTGAAGTTAAGCTCCATGGTCTCTGCGTCAAGGTTGTATGCAACCGTGGTAACTACGCGGTCAGGCGCTGCACCGTTCGACACCAGATGGCGGCAGTATTGCTCAAACGGTAGCGTGTTGCCCGTGCCCTTACCGAATAGCGACTTAGCTGGAATGTTGAACTGGTACACGTCACCGGAGTCATCACCGTCCAAGAACAATGCGACCTTGCGGCTAAAGCGACAGGCTTTACCCTTACCGTTCTTACCCGAACCGTCGATGTTCTTAGGGCAGCTAGCGCAGTTGCTGGCTTGACGGTTGGATGCGGACGCTTCTGGTTTATCACCTAGGTTAGAGAAGCAGTCAGGTGCACTGCCCTTAGCGTCGGGGTCATAGTCGCTAGCATAGAAGCTACGGCTAGGCTTATCCAGCATGGCAATGATAATGCAGTTAAACTCACCACGGATGGCCTTGCCGACCTGCTCACCGTTTACGATGCGCTTGAACGTGCCGTTGGTGTTGGTGGCGATGCGGTTATATCCGCCCATGCTCGAAGCGATTTGCGCACCCAGTTTTGATGGTGGCAATGCTGCAGCAGTGACGGAGTTAGGGTTTTTGAAAATAGTCAAATTGGTCATGGTTTCTCTCACTTGGTTGTAGGTTTGCGAACCGAAAGCACATACTTAGTATCTGCATTGAGGCCGACGGGTAGACTGTCGGGGTTCTCCTCTAGGTACGTACGCATATTGCCATTGTGTATGCGCTGTTCGAGAAGATGCATGGCATCGTTCTCCTTGAGGAACTTGTACATGGACTCCCAATCGCTCGTCCAGTAGCGGGTAGCAGCGCGTCTCGTTATCGTACCTTCTTTGGTACGTAGGCTATCGACGTTCTGTGTGTTGCAGATTTCTAGCAGCTTGGTGCTAATCATATCCATCTGCTCTTTAAGCTCTGTTATCTCGGCTTTGTGGGCGTCTTCCTTCTCTTGCACGGCATCGCGTATTTTGCGGTAGACACGTACAAGCTTGTCTACAGGTAAGTCTTCCATACTCTTTGCTCCTTCTTGGTTGTGATTGTGGTTTGTTATATTGTTAGCTACCACCAATCTTTGACAATGTCAAATACTATATTTCCATAACTTCCTTATACAAGTCAATAAGTTTTTTGTGGTTGGAAATATTACTCTTGAGCATACTGTACAGCCGCCCCTCCACCGGACTGCCTTCGATATGCACAATGGTCATGGCGTTTTTCTGGCCGGGACGGTCGATACGTGCGTTTGCTTGCAAATAAGTTTCCACGCTGGTTACCGGCGCATACCAGATGATAGTATTTGCCTCTGTTAGCGTAAGACCGTGCGATGCAGCCTGTGGCTGGATAATAAGCACATGTGGGTCTTTGGCTGTCTGGAACCGCTCGATGATTTCACTGCGCTTGTTCAGCGACACTCTGCCGTTGATGACCCCGCACGATATGCCTTCCTTCTCCAGCCTAGCGCGAAGTATCTCGATGGTGTGCGTGAACGGCACGAAGACCAGCACCTTGTTGCTGGCTTCTTCTATAACCTCGAGCACGATGTTAACACGGTTAGACACGTCGAACTCCAGCACCTCGCCAGTATCCGTATAGACCGCGCCTCCGCTTATCTGCAGCAGCTTGTTTATCTGCGTAGCTGCGTTGACCGCGCTGACTTCTTCGCCGCCTGTTTCAATCAGCATCTGGTCCTTGAGCATCTTGTAGTACTTGCTCTGCTGCGTCGTTAGCGGTGCGTCACGCGACACGTGCGTCACTTCGGGTAGGTCGAGACAGTCTTTCTTCTCGAACCGGATGGCTGGCTGCAGTATGTTATGTACATACTCAGCGGCGTGTGGCTTTGGTGCCCACTTGAAGTGCGTTACCTTGTGCATGACGGCTGCACGGAACTCGGTAAAATATTTAGGGCAACCCTCTGGGTTAACCAGCTTGGCTAAGCCGTAGGCGTCTATGGGCGACTGTGCGGCAGGTGTACCCGTCATCATCCAAAGCCGTGGGTCTGTGGCCTCTACAATCTTACTGAACGTCTTCCAGCGGTTGGTCTGCACGTTCTTATATGCGTTCGCCTCGTCCACTACGATAAGGTCGAAGCCCCCTGCAATTATCTCGTCCTTCACGATAGCAAGACCGTCGAAGTTGATGATGACGAACTCTGCCCCTGCTGCGATAATCTTCTTGCGCTGCGCCGCTGCGCCGTGTGCGACACTACATGAGCGGTGCATAGCGAAGGTAAACAAGTCACGCTGCCAAGCCGACTTCATAATCGACAACGGGCATAGCACCAGTACGCGCTTAACCTTGCCCTTCTTCATCAGGTAGTCAGCCGTCCATATGACGCTGGCCGTCTTGCCTGTGCCCTGCTCGTTGAAGCAGAAGGCACGTTTGCGGATTGACAAGAATGAAGCTGTCTCTTTCTGGTGGTCGAACGGCGCGTATTTACCTGTCCACTTATAGTCACGGAGCATAGGAGACGGCACACCGTCATAGCCAAGCTTAGCTAGCTGCGTAGTCTCGTGTAGCCCCCAGTGTACGGCTACGGCTCCGCCTTCAACTACGGCACTCTTTGTGATGTAATCAGGTATATTATGTGCGTTCGGCGCTGTAATTAGCAGCGCCTTGTTATCAATTATCTGCACGATTGCTCCTTCGTGGTTACTTCTTGCGTTCCCGCTTGCTGCGCTCCGACACGAGGTTACCCTTCTTATCACGGAGGAACGACCGGTTAGCGGTCTTGCTTTCTACGCGCAACCCTGTCTTGTTGCTGCCGCCCTTGTCAAATGCTTTTACGTGGGCAACGTCTTTGCCATCACCCTTCTTGACCTTACCGGCCTTCATCATCTTGGCACGGGCGGCGTTACGCGCAGCGCGGTTCTTCTTCTGCTGCTCTGTGCCTTGGTACTTATCGTACTCCGCCCTGTAATCCCGTGCCATGATGTATCCTTAGTATTTGTTCATCTGCTGGACTATAACATTCTTAATGGCCTGTTGAAAGAGATGGTTGTTTGGATTTAAGTTCCGTAGCACACCTTCCGCCATCGGGTATGTGTTAACGGTTGCCATAAAGTTCATGTCTTCTAGTGCCGCTTTCAGATGCATACGCACCAGTTCCCGCACGTTGTCCGACAGCTGTATAGCCAACTCGGCTTGGGTCTTTCCGTCTACTTCTTCCATATCTCTGCTCCTACCTACGCTGCTTCCAATGCTCGCAGCTTTTTACTGGGCACCAGCCGCATAGCGGG